ACTGCTTTCCAGGGCCGTCGCTGATGGGTGTACCAGCTGGCCAGGCTTTCACACTGCCGGGGCATGCAATATTGTTGGCAAAGGCTCCAGTGCAATCGGTGATCTCAATCAATTATTTGGATATGGGGTCTGTAAGTCAGACCATGCCGGTATCGAATTACACAGTGGACTCGGCTTGTGAGCCTGCTCGGATCACTCCCGTTTTTGGACAAATCTGGCCAATTTGCTTGCCCCAGATCGGAGCGGTTTCAGTTACTTTTGATGCAGGGTATGGAACTGCAGCACAAGTTCCAGAAGGCATAAAAAGTTGGATCAAGTTGCGTGTGGGTAGCTTGTATGCGCACCGCGAAGAGGTTGCAGCGCTCTCACGAGGACGCATCGATTCTTTGCCTTTTATTGACGGACTACTTGACCCTTACAAGGTTGCCTTTTTATGACTGTTCTCAGTGCAGGTCAACTGACAAAACGAATCACACTGCAACGCCAGTCAACATTACAAGACAGTCTCGGCGGTCCAGTACGAACCTGGATAGATGTGGCCAAGGTCTGGGCTGAAATTCAACCCCTAACAGGGATCGAACAGAAAAGAGCACATCGCATTGCAAGCGAGGTATCCCATCAGATCACTGTGAGGTACCAAACCAGCCTCACAGATACCAGGGTGGTATCCAGCTATCGAGCGATCTTCAAATCTCGAATTTTTAATATTCACGCTGTCATGAGCGAAGACGAGAGCAATGTAATGATCACATTGCTTGCGTCTGAAGGTCTTGAGTGAACAGCAAGGAAAAAAGGATCTGACATGCTAGAGACGCAAGTAAACGGCTTGTCTGAACTGCAGAAAATCCTCGATCAGTTTCCTGTGCAGGTTGAAAAAAAGATCTTGCGCGGAGCACTGCGAGCTGGACAAAAGGTTGTTCTTGAGCAAGCAAAGGGTGCTATTCACAACGTGAGTGGTGAACTAGCCGCTAGCTTGCGAATCAGTACAAGGGCTGGCAGAGACGGAAAAATTAGCGCCCGCGTGGTAGCTGGCAACAAGACCGCTTATTACGCACACATGGTTGAGTTCGGTACGGCAAAGCATCTGATCAAGCCCAAGAATCGCAAGAGCCTGGTGATTGCAGGAATGATGCGCGAGGTAGTTCATCACCCTGGTGCAAAGAAAAAGCCCTTTATGCGTCCTGCTGCTGATATGGCAGCTCATGACGGCAGTGAAGCAATTACTGCGTTTAAGGATTACTTGGCGGCGAGGATTACTAAAGAGCTGGACAAGTTACCAGACGAATCAAATGGTGTGACGCGATGAGGGCTGAGAAGGTTGTCTACACGTTGCTCACGGGGAATGCGGCGGTAGCCGCCCTGGTAGGCACAAAGATATTCCCTGGCCTGATTCCTCAAAACACAACCATGCCAGCGATTTCATATGAGCTGGTCAGTGGTGTTGAGATCCTGCCGATCAATGCTCAAGCAGGCGGCGTGATCTTACGCAGTCGTGTTCAGGTTTCTGTTCTTGCTCGCACTTATACGGAAGTCAAAACTATTCATGAAGCCATTCGTGGAGCGTTACTTTTTAAAAGTGGCTTGATCGCTGGCGTGCAAGTCATCGGAATTACCCGAGAACTCATAGGCTCAGACGAAAGAGATGACTTATCCGGCTTGTACATGCAGGGAGTCGATTTCCTGCTTACACATGACGAGACCTAAATAGTTTCATCGGTTTAGTTGCAACCCTGCCCGCAGTAAGCGGGCTTTTTTATTTGGAGAAGACCATGCCACAAGCATCCGGTATTTTTAAGCAGGTAGCGCTCAAACGAGAGGTTACCTATGGCACTGTCCCAGCCGCATCGGGAGCACAACTGTTGCGCCGCGCGCAATCAACGATTGACCTCACAAAAGAGACCTATCAGTCGGCTGAGATTCGTCCAGACATGCAAGTTGCCGACTTTCGCCATGGGGTTCGCCGTATTCAAGGTTCGCTGCAAGGCGAGTTATCTCCTAAAACATACAGCGACATTTTTGCCGCTGTGCTCAAGCGTGAATTCACTGCCGGAGTGAGCGCAACAAGTCTGAGCATTACGGTGGCAGGAACTGCACCCAATTTCACACTTACCCGAGCCGCAGGGTCATACCTTACGGATGGATTCAAGATTGGCGATGTCGTACGGCTTACCGCAGGCACCTTTAACGCAAACAACTTGAACAAGAACCTTCTGATCATCGGCCTAACTGCAACGGTGGCCACGGTAATGACGTTAAACGGTACAACTCTTACCGCTGAAGGGCCAATTGCATCGGCCACAGTTGGCGTGCAAGGCAAAAAGACGTTCATACCGACTTCAGGTCACACCGATGTGAGCTATTCGATGGAGCACTGGTTCAATGACATCAGTCAGTCTGAGGTTTATACGGGTTTAAAAATGGACAAGGTCGGCATTGATCTGCCACCAACCGGTATGGCCAAAGTTAGTTTTGACCTGATGGGTCAGAACATGATTTCTTCAGCGACTCGCTACTTCACCAGTCCCACAGCCGTGACATCCAATGGAATCGTTGCGGCGGTAAATGGAATTTTGCTTGTCAACGGAACTGCACAAAGTGTCGTGACTGGCCTGCAAATCAATATTGATCCTACTTTCTCGGGTGATCCCGTCGTTGGATCCAACACTGTTCCCAATCTTTTCGCAGGTCCTGTGTCTGTAACCGGCCAGTTCACTGCGTATTTCACTGATGCCACGCTTCGCGACTTATTTGTGAATGAAACAGAGACAAGCTTGGTGGTATCGCTCACAACAGACAACACAGCAACCGCTGACGTTCTGACTCTAACAATTCCACGCATCAAGCTGGGCGGGCAACAAAAGAACGACGGCACAGGCGGCATCGTTCAGACATTTCCCTTCACGGCATTACTGAACACCAACGGAGGTTCGGGCACCAGTTCCGAACAGACCACTTTGGTGATGCAAGACACCGCTGCTTAACCCAGCGTTCCCTGGCACCGACCCGACCTGATTCGCTTCCTTCGCGGGGGGGCGGTCAGGTCGGGTGCGGGCTTTTTTTACCTACCCGCGAGAGGAAATCACATGAGTAACCTACGAATCATCAAAAGCGTTTTGAGCGCAAAAGTCGAGATCAAAGATGAAAACAGCGCGCCAACAGGCGTGTTTTTTGAGATTGCAGGACCAACACATCCAAAACGTAAATCAATCCTTCTGGCCAACCAACGTCGCTTGCAACACCAACTGCAAAAGACTGGAAAAGTGACGCTGGACGATCCCGCAGAGCAGGAGCTGCAAGCTCGCGACAACTTGGTCTCATTCACTCTGGGATGGTCTGGCTTTACAGACGAAAAAGGTAAAGAAGTACCGTTTAGTCCAGAAGCTGCACGCGAGCTCTACGAAAACGACGAGTACTCCTGGCTTGTTGATCAACTCAACGCCGCATTGAATGAAAAAGAGCGTTTTATGCAGCGCTCCGCGAGCAACTGATCGCGCACGCGGAAGCGCAATTCAGCCTTTCTAAGCGTATGCCTGACGGGCTGACACAGCGTGATCACTTGCAAGCCTATGCCAAATCCTCCGGGGAAATTCCCCCGGAGCTGATCGTTCCACCACTACCAGGATGCCTTCATGCAATTTGGGAAATCTTTTTGCAGCTTCATCACATGCGCAGTGGAGGAATGGGACCAAACGCAATCAATGCTTCAGATTTGCTGGCTTTCCAGCATCTTCATGGCATTGCTTTGAACCCCTGGGAGTTGGACTGCATCCATGCGCTTGATCAAGTCGCACTTAAAGCCGCCTCTGAACAACGATAAAGCGGTGAATATATGAGCACGATTGCTACCCTAACGATTGAAATGGCGGCTAACGTCGCCCGCTTGCAAGCTGACATGGATCAGGCAAAGCGAGTGGTCGGCGACAGCATGAAGTCGATTGAGCAGGCGGTTGGTCTTGCAAAAAGCGCCTTCATTGCTTTTGCAGGAATTTCTTCGCTCGATGCTTTCGTGGGCATGATCAAAGGCTCGCTTGAGGCCAGCGCCAAATTACACGACTTGGCAGCACAAACTGGCGCAACAGTTGAAGCCCTAAGCGCCCTTGGCGCAATCGGAAAGACATCAGACACAAGCTTGGAGACGATATCTCAAGCAATGAATAAGTTGGCCAAGAATATGGCTGGCGCAACTGAGGACACCAAGGGTGCAGGCAAGGCACTGGAAGCAATCGGTATTGATTTCACGACCTTTAAATCACTGAGTCCTGAGGACCAGATGAAGGCAGTAGCCGATGCCATGGGCCAGTTTGCTGACGGCTCTGGAAAGTCGGCGGTTGCAATGGCCTTGTACGGTAAAGAAGGTGCAAAGCTGATTCCGTTCCTAAAAGACCTTAACGAGGTCAGCGAGCTGCAAGCCAAAGTGACCTCCGAGCAGGCAGCAATGGCTGATAACTTTACCGATAACCTGACGAAATTGAAGGCCAGCGGTGAAGGTTGGAAAAAAGAGCTTTCACTTGGCATGTTGCCAGCCTTGAATGATGCGAGTCAGGCAGTGCTGGAAATGACAAATGGCACTGGAGGTTTACGGGAAACAATTCGACAGCTGACCGCAGATGGAACAATCCAGAAATGGACAAACGCCGCCATTGTCGGTTTGTCATACCTTCTCGATGCAGTTCAGATTCTGATCAGGGCATTTAATACCTTGATCATTGTCTTAGGCAGTACCTTGATGGCTACCTTCTATGCAGTCCAGGGCAAGTTCGAGGCGGCGGGGAATGCACTTAAGACTGTCGGAGCAGAAGTAGCTGATCAGTGGAGTGATCAGACGATCGGACAAAAATTCCGCGCACGCCTTGAGGAAGTCAAAGGGCTGGGACAAACCTCGGAAGAGGCAAAGCCAAAGCTGGACTTCACCAACGTGATGAACGGAAACAAGGAAGCGGCAGACAAGCAGACCAAGGCATACAACGACCTGGTAGCGACGATCAAAGAAAAAATTGCATCGACCAATTTGGAAACTGAATCGGGCGGCAAGCTGACCGAGGCGCAAAAGCAGCAGCTCGAAATCAACAAGCTGGTCGAGAAAGGCACGATCAGCCTCAAAGACGCAACCAGCGACAACACGAAGGCGTTGCTGGCGCAACTGACGGCTGCCGAGCAGGCAAAAGCTGTCCAAGAAGACCTGCGCAAAGCCAGCGAGGAAGCTTGGAAGGAATACATCAAAAACACCGATGCGCTGCAGAAAAACGTCCAAGCTATTGAGGACAAGGTGCGCAAGCAACTGGAAGAAAACGACGCCATCGGCAAAACCAAGGCAGAGCTATTGCAACTCGAAATTGCTCGCCTGAAAGATGAAGCGGCAACTCTCGCGCAAATCGTTCAGCAGGAGGAATACCTCGGGCTATGTACACGTGAAACGATCGCGCACCAAGATACCCTGGAAGCACTGAAAAAGCTTATTGAGGCAAAAGAGCAAGGTGTGCACCTGCAAGCAGCCAAGGAAGCTGCGGACGCATGGGAAAAGACAGCCAAGACCATCGAAACCAGCTTGACCGATGCACTGATGCGCGGTTTTGAGTCTGGAAAAAGCTTCGGCGCAAATTTGCGTGACACGCTTTTCAACATGTTTAAGACGCTGATCTTGCGCCCGATCATTCAGCCGATCGCGCAAGGTGCATCGAGCGCGATTCTCGGCGCAGTGGGCATGG